AATCACTTGACAAATTCCTTGATACGCACTATAATATTGATTCACAAGTAAAAAATCAATTGCTGCAATTCCAAAGAAATTATGTAATCGACTATAGAGATCTTGGCACCTACCCAATGCAAATGACTTGTGACTACGATTTCTTGGGGTACATTCAAGACAACGCTAAATTAGAGAACACCACTGTTTATCAATTTGACACAGTTGAAGATCCTAGCATGAGTGAAGATCGTTTCTTGGAAAATATGTATTTTGGTAGAAAACGAAATTTTGGAAAAACCACAATCACCCGTACAAATCAACATGAGTTTGCCTGAACAAAATCCCGACATCGATATCAGTGTATTGTTGCCGGTTAGAGCCCGACCTATTCCTATGGAACAATGCTTACACACACTGATTGACAATGCTTCAGAACCCGAACGCATTGAAGTGCTGATAGCATTTGATGACGACGACACCGATACTATAGACTATTTTGTAGATGTGATTGCTCCATATCTTGATGCTAAGAAAGTTACATATAGTGCCATGCAGTTTAAACGCTTGGGCTATTTGCGACTCAATGAGTATCTCAATGAGTTGGCTAATCACAGTACTGGCCGGTGGATCTTCTTCTGGAACGACGATGCTGTGATGACCACTACCGGATGGGATGATGTCATCCGTGAACACAATGATCGCTTTGCATTGCTGCGAGCAGAAACCAATCATGAACATCCTTATGCTATCTTTCCTATCCTGCCAAGAAAATGGGTAGAAATCACAGGAAACATATCACCACATCAGATCAATGATGCTTGGACCAGTCAAATTGGCTGGATGCTGGATATTGTAATCACTATACCTGTAATGATCGAACATGAACGATTTGATCTCACTGGTAAGAATGGTGACGATGTGTTTAAGAATCGACCCATGTTAGAAGGTAATCCTAATCACCCGAGAGATTTTAATCATCATGAATGGCGCAAACGCCGACAGCAGGATGCTATGAAAATTGGAAACTATCTAATCACGTTAGGATATGATCTTGAACATTTTAGATTAGGCATGGAAAATAAAATAGACATCTGGAGTAAAATGATAAAATTAGACAAAAAAGGTCTGATGAAACAATGGAGCAGCGTCGAACTTGACCACTGAACTTGTAGACAAAATTAAACAATACTGGAACACACAACCTTGCAATGTCAAGCACAGTATGAGTGAACCAGGTACAGAACAATACTGGAATGAAGTCACCGAACGTAGATTCTTTGTAGAACCTCACTTGCGTGATTTTGCCAGTTTCCATCTTTGGCGCGGTAAACGTGTGTTGGAAATAGGATCAGGCATTGGGTCGGATGCTGTGGAATTTGCACGGCACGGCGCTGAATACGTGGGCATTGATCTTTCAGCAGAATCTGTGGCCATGAGCCAGCAACGATTTGAATTGTTTGGACTCACTGGTGAATTCCACGTGATGGATGGTGCTGACACAGAATCCGTAGCCACGTTAGGTAAATTTGATTTGGTATACAGTTGTGGTGTGCTGCATCACTATCCAGAAATGGGCACATGTTTGAATAACATTCGTGATGCATTAGTTCCTAACGGAGAATTTCGCATGCTGGTGTACGCCAAGAATAGCTGGAAGTATGCCATGATCCAGAAAGGTCTGGACCAATTCGAAGCACAAGCTGGATGTCCGTATGCTAGAGCATATACCAAAGAAGAAATCTATCAGTTATTGAACAGTCGAGAACTTGAAGTCCTAAGGATTAGACAAGATCATAATTTCATGTATAATGTACCTAAGTACCGCGCTGGCGAGTACGAGTTGGAGCCTTGGTTTGCTGTGATGCCTGAAGAAATGCAAGCAGCAATTAAAGAATATCTAGGTTGGCATTTGTTAGTTAAAGCACGAAAAATATGAGTAAACTTAAAGTAGCAGAACTGTTCTACAGTGTACAAGGTGAAGGCAGATACATGGGAGTGCCCAGTGTGTTCTTGCGTGTGTTTGGATGCAATTTTAAATGTGCAGGCTTTGGTATGCCACGTGGGCAACTGAGTACAGAAGCAGAATTTATTGATCCTGTACAATTCCGCAAGTACAATGACTTACCACTGGTGAGCACAGGCTGTGATAGCTATGCTAGTTGGGATCCACGATTCAAAGACCTAAGTCCTGTACGTAAAAATACTGAACTTGCGGAAGACATTGTGACAATGTTACCATTTAAAGAATGGCGTGATGAGCATCTTGTGATCACAGGTGGTGAACCATTGTTAGGGTGGCAACGTGCATATCCCAGTTTGTTGGATGATCCTAACATGGCAGGATTGCGAGAGATTACATTTGAAACCAACGGTACTCAAGAACTAACTGCTGAGTTTAGAAAGTATTTGCTAAACTGGACACTAGGCAATCGATCACGTGGTCGCGAAGCATTGACATTTAGTGTTAGTGCAAAATTGCCATGCTCCGGAGAGAAGTGGTCAGAAGCTATACGTCCTGAGATTGTGTGCCAATATGAAGATGTTGGTCACACATACTTGAAACTGGTAATATCCACTCGAGAAGACTTTGCTGATGCTCAACGTGCAGTAGCAGAATATCGTGCAGCAGGCTTCCGGGGTCATGTGTATTTGATGCCCATTGGTGGTGTTGAAAGTGTGTATGCACTGAATAATCGGAACGTGGCTATCTTGGCCATGAATGAAGGTTGGCGCTACAGTGATCGACTTCAAGTACCGTTGTTCAAGAACGAGTGGGGAACATAATGGGATTGTTTGATATCTTTAAAAGAAAACCTGAACTTGTGGCAGTACCCGAGGTCCAAGCACCACCTGTGCTCAAAGAAAAGAAAGTCAAAGAAGAACCCAAAACTGCCAAACAGATTGCTACAGACAACAAAGAACCTTATGTGAACATTGTAAGTCTGGATGTGGATCTAAACAACTTGCATCAAGGTGCATTTGAATTGGATTGGAACGAGATCTTTGTGGCTCGCTTGGTCAAGGCCGGATACATGATCAAGAAGGATGACACTGATGCAGAGATTGTGGACCGTTGGTTCCAAAATGTTTGCCGACATGTGGTAATGGAGACGTGGGAACAAGAAGAAGCCATCGCTAAGAGTGGCATGTGGGTGCGTAGCACTGATGTTGGCAACGGACGTACTGAAGTAAGTTAAGTGATGATTACAGAGATCTATATCAATGGCGACAGTTATTCTGCAAACAATACAGAGGAAGTTGCATACAGCAATTTTATTGCCGATCAGATAGATATTCCTGTAACGAATTATGCCATCGCAGGATGTTGCAACGACCGTATATTTCGAACCACCCTTGAATACTGTGCAAATTTAAAACAACATCAACGGCCATTGATAATTGTCGGCTTTAGTTTTATAACTAGAGAAGAAATATGGGTCGACAATATTTCAAAATATTCACAAAGAATAAGAGATTATCCCGGATCACAGTTTATAACACACCAATGGTCACAAACTGTTGATGAAGCAATCATGCATGCAGTGATTGATCAAAATATCAATAAACAAACAACACATTTTTATGTCAAGATGTTTATGTTTATTCAGACATTGAAGTCTCTCGACCTTCCGTATCATATTTTTTCAGCAGCTGACAACACAGATTTTAGAAATCTTAATTGGAACAGCCTGAGAAACTTGCAAGCATTTCAGAAAATTAGTCAGGATCCCAACGTCAGAGATCTACACAGATTCAATATAGGTAAATGGGCCGAAGATAACCATCTCAAAACTACAAAAACAAAACATTTCTTCGAAGACGGGCATAAGATGTTTGCTGATTATCTATTAAAAAATGTAATCAATGATCTTGTATGTAAACGGTGATAGCCATACCGCTGCTGCCGAAGCAGTATCACCAGCAGCCTTTGCCGAAGATGATGGCTATCCTGAACTAGGGCGGCAACCACATCCTGATAATCTAGCAGTGAGTTGGGGACAACAGTTGGCCAACAAATTAGGCGTTGAATTTATTTGTGATGCCGAATCTGCTGCTAGTAATCATCGTATTATTCGCACCACACGTGACTGGATGCGAACATTACACCCATGGGAATCCGCTGTGGCAATCATACAGTGGAGCACTTGGGAACGTGAAGAATGGTTGCACAATGGTGAATACTTACAGGTGGGTAGTTCAGGTCTGGATTGGGTGCCCGATGAGTTGGCCAACCGATATCGGCAGTTTGTAGTCGATGTGGATTGGAATCAATGTCAACAGCATTGGCATCAAGAGATTTGGAAATTGCATTTGGAGTTGGCTGCGGCGAAGATTCCGCATGTGTTTTTCAACGGTAACAATTCGTTTGATCGAATTACTACTCAATTGGATTGGAATGATTCGTATATAGCACCGTATTTGGAATTCACTTACAACCAAATACTTAGAGATCGATTTGAGCCGGTACATGCGGATTCCTGGCATTTCGGCAAAGATGCCCATTGCTTTTGGGCTGAATTTGTGTTACAATACTGTATAGAAAACAACATATTGGATCCACATGCGCTATCTGTTGATTGATACAGCAAACACTTTTTTCCGTGCTCGACATTCGATTTTCCGTGCTGCTGATGCTTGGGAAAAACTGGGCTATGCTTTACACATTGTGATGAGCTCAGTGAACAAAGTACACAAACAGTTTGCCGCTGATCACGTGGTTTTTGCACTAGAGGGGCGCAGCTGGCGTAAGGATTTCTACGAGCCCTACAAGAAAAACCGCGCTGTGGCTCGTGCAGCACTCAATGCAACAGAACAAGAAGAGGACAAATTGTTCTGGGAGACCTATGATAGCTTTACTAAATACCTGGCAGAAAGCACAAACTGTAGTGTTATTCGGCACCCAGAAGCTGAAGCAGACGACGTTATCGCTCGATGGATTGCATTGCATCCACAGGACGAGCACTACGTGATTTCATCAGATACAGATTTTGTGCAGTTACTAGCACCCAATGTGAGTCAGTATAATGGCATAACCGATGAGCTTCATACAGTCACGGGCATATTTGATGCCAAGGGCCGACGTGTGCAAGACAAAAAGACCAAGACAGACAAAGTGATTCCCGACCCTGAATGGCTGCTGTTTGAAAAATGCATGCGTGGCGATACCAGTGACAATGTGTTTTCGGCTTACCCAGGTGTGCGCGAAAAAGGTACCAAAAACAAAGTGGGTCTGCGCGAAGCATTTGAAGACCGTAAAAGCAAAGGATTCGCGTGGAACAATCTCATGTTGCAACGTTGGGTTGACCACAACAATGTGGAACATCGGGTGAAAGACGACTACGAACGTAACCGTGTGTTGGTTGATCTTACTGCACAACCTGACAATATCAAAGCCAAAGTAGATGGTGCGATACGTGAACAGATCAGCCACAAAGACATTGGTCAAGTTGGTGTACGGTTCATGAAGTTTTGCGGCAAATACGAGCTTACAAAGATATCTGAATCAGCAGAGCAATACGCTCGCTGGCTCAATGAAACTTACAAAGGAACACTAGATGAGCATCATAGCCAAACCCATAGTTAAAGATCAATTTTATATCCTTACCAAGGATAATAAAAAGATTGGAAATATTGAAGCCACAGGTGACGGCTTTGCTGTAAAGATCAACAACAAGATCATGCCATTTAAAACCATGGCTATGATTCGTAAACAAGTTGATATTGAGTTTCCAGCAGTGGGAAACAAGCCCAGCCGAGAACCTGCCAGTTATCAAGTGCAGGGATATCCATCAGGATCTAGAGTGTACAATCCTATCTGGGATGTACAACATAAATTGCCTTTGTTTACCAAGAACAACAAATCACGTTCGTGGTTTGCTGCTGGTTGGTATCAAGTCAAACAACGCAGAACTTGGAGCATAGTACAAAGCCCTAAGTTGATTACCTTGGAACGATATCCTTACCAAGGTCCTTTTTACACTAAAGAAGAAGCCAATGTCAAACCCCTTCCTTGATCAATCTCGATTCATGCGAGCATGCAACCAAACAGTGGGTGCATGGAACGAACCACAGTTTAATCTGTATACCAAACTTATCCAAGAAGAAGTAGACGAACTTTGGGCAGCCAATGGTGCAGCTGATCCCAAAGAATGTTTAGATGCATTGATCGACATCATGGTGGTCACAGTGGGTGCTATACATAGTCTAGGTGCTGATGGTGAAGGTGCATGGAATGAAGTCATGCGTAGTAACTTTGCCAAGATTGATACTAGAACTGGATTTGTAACCAAACGTGAAGATGGCAAAGTTCTCAAACCCGAAGGATGGACGCCTCCTGAACTTGATCAATTCTTGCAAACACGATGAGTTTGCATATAAATCGTTTTATCGATTCAGTAAAGGCACATGAGGCTCGTGGTCAACGTGACTTTATCATGCCCATGAAGGATGCTAAAGACCTGCATGCAGACATAACCAAACTGTTGCTGGCTGTGACTAACTTGCAAACTCAATTGTTGGATGCACAAAAACAACAAACTTTCACCGTGGAAGTGGCTGGCAAAGACTTCTAAATACTCCTACATTTTGGATAAATAAATGTAGGAGTATAATGGATGTCAAGACCTAAACCATCAGTGTTGATCGAGAACACTAACAAGCAGACCTACAAAACCGAGCAGGTGTTGGCTAGCGAAGGCATATGGGCTGTGTTCTTTGATGGCCAACCTATCAATCTCAAGACCTCTAACTTGCTCACACAGTATCCAGGTCCCAAATACAAAAAGGTATCATTCTCCAATCCCGGGCATGCTATCAATTTGGCTCGCAAGCTCAATATTCAATTTAGAACTGAAAAGTTCTCGGTTGTGTTGCTCAAACAAGGGGATAAAATATACCCCAATGCGAGATAAGCGAGCCATTACCGAAGCATTGATCAGGCAATATCCTGAATCTCAGCGTCCCGGATTAGATTGGGCCATGCAAACCTGGTGGCGTAATCCCAAACTCAAAGCAGGGATGAGATTGAGCAGTCATGGTTATATTGCCATGCAACGAATGGCAGTTGAGCATTATGAGTTTGCTATCAAGCCCGAGCAAGTGCGTCCCAAACTATTGGTCATGTTGGATCAGCGATTACAAGATCCATATTATCTCAATGTAGATAGACGCAATTCCAGTATCAAATTCTACGGCAGTAAAGAAGCATTTTTAGCAAATCTCTATGGGGATTTAGAACAGTTTCTCGAGAATTATACCCAATAATATCGAGATAATATTGAGATATTATCGAGATAATATTCCGATAATATTCGATAATATTGTGTGTTGTAAAAAACCCACACTCAAAGTGTTGCTAAAAACCCACAAAAAATCGCTGTTTTTTGTGAGCAAAACGGTTGACCGAAATCGCTAGATCGGCTATAATACGTGTATGGAAGCAAAAAAAGCCACTCGTAAAAAGCGTGTAGATCGCACTCATATCGTATATGCTCTGCATATCGGTACAGAGTCCTACATCGGCATTACTGCCAAGACTCAGCGTACAGTGTTGATGTCTTTGCGTAGCCGTGTAAACAAGCACATCTATCGCTCGCGCACTGAAGACAAGTCTTGGCGCCTGTACGAAGCAATTCGTGCCGCAGGTGCTGACAGCATTGTGTCAACTATAGTTGACATTGTGCGTGGTAAAGATGTTGCACATAAGTTAGAACGTGAACTTATTGCTCAGTATGCACCTGCACTGAACACAGACGTTCGCATCAAGCAAAACGGTTGACCAGAAATCACCGTTCTGCTATAATATACACATAGACAGCAAAAAGGAATTACCATGCAAGATACAATGACCCGTGAAGAAGAACTGCACAGCATCTTTTGGGATATGTACAAAGATGCTCACGGTTTCCGTCCTCGTCATGTGGACACTACCGGTTGGACTGAGGCGACTTTCACTCAGGAGTTTGAGTATCTGCAGGAAGTGATTGCCAAGAACGAGCGTGAGCGCAAGATTGCCGAGCACGAGGCCTGCCATGCATTTGAGATGCGAGTGCAAAGCATCATCGCTTGCGGTGCTAAAGACCGTGAGATGGCTCTGCGTTGGATCCACGAAGCTGAAGGCACAACAGGCGATGACCAGTTCCTGTGCTACACCCTGGGACTGCCTTATCGTTATTTTAAGTAATAGGAGAAAATAATGAGCAAGACTATTACCGTACCCGTTGAGTTTACTGTAGAAGAGTTTGAACAACTGCTGGCGGATGCTGAATGGAAGATTGACGATCCTGTCAAGTTCAACCGGCACCTCCGCAGTGAAGAGTTTGCTCAACTGCTGGCTACTGACTTGAAGAACACTTGGAAAGAGTGTAACGAATTTGCGGCGATTGTGGATAACCTGTTTAACGGTGCTGGATGCCAGAGCCAACTTGAGTTCTGGGACTAAGAAGATATCTAAGGAGCACTAGATGATTGCAGAACAAACAAAATATGATACACGCCACGGCGGCCCTTATGATCGCGGCAGTGCCGACAGCTACTACAGCCGTGGTTACAATCCGCACTACTTTGAGGGTGCCACAAGCACCACGCCTCGTGTGGAAATGAAGGATATGACTGCTGCTGAGATCACAGCATACACCGCAGGCTTCAACGATAACGAAACATTTGGTGACAAGAAGGATTGGGGTTGAATGATGAACGAACGAATTAAAGAACTTGCTAGAGAGGCTGGATTAAAGTGGAAAGCACAACCTCCGCATTATACCAATACCAATAATCCAATTGACTTTCCTGTGAGTGCCAATCGTGACTTGGAAAAGTTCGCCGAGTTGATTGTCAAGGAATGTGCTAAAGTTGGTGAACGATATGCTGACGGCAATTATGAAGTTTATAATCAGATTATGGCACATTTTGGATTGGAAGAAGAATGACTGAACTTGAAACACTACAGACCCGTCTAAACTCTATATTAGAGTCTAATGCACATTGGAAGAGCTGCCAAGATGGCAGTTATGAAATGGCTCTGCACAATTCGGGCTACTGGGAAACCGTAGAAAAAATCAAAGAGTTGCAAAATGAATCCACGTCTTAAACAAATCACAGGACAGGTACTGGATGAAGTAGTGCCTGAGACCTGGACGGCATTGAAGTACGACAAAATCAAAGAGATTCAACTTCGTACCGCTGAATTGATTATTAAAGAATGTGCTGAAATTGCCGATAAAGCAGAACCATACAAAGCCAGTGATTTGATTAAAAAACATTTCGGATTTGAAAAAACTTGACAAGTAACCCGGAGCATGCTATAATGCCAACATCTAACAAAGGAAATTTTATGATGCTTACATTGAAACAACGTGCCGCTCTTGACGTGGCCAAAGTGGCTGCTAGTGCCATTGCGGGTGCTATTTTTCTAAACATCCTGGTGGCCTATGTGGCTATCGATTACATTATAATGGGATTCATTTCCAGCTGTACAGTTTATGCAATATACCAGCTGTATCTCATGCGTCTAGCGACTCATCAAACACTAGACCAACTCAATCAATCCGTAAACAAGTAATTGAAGGAGAGCCAACATGGCCGAGTTTGCTGAATTTGCACTCATTGGAATTGCCAAAGGTGTGATATTTGTTTTGGCAGTAGTGGTGGCATGTAATGTGCTGATCCTTGCAATTTTTTAATTGAGCTTATTATGAAACACAAATTACTTTCAGCTTTGATCATGTTGGCTGTGGGCACTGCTCACGCTCAGTGGGATTTTGACAATTCAGGCAGTCGTATCTTTGACATGAAGAAGAATATAACTTCTCTGACCACTGTGGAAATACGATATGTGAAAGCATCTCAAATACAAGCAGCCTGCGATGCTCAAAGTCGCAAATATGGGTTCAATGGGTTTCCCGGCGGCGCAATGGCTTGCAGTTGGAACTGGCCCGACAAGTGCTTGATAATTCTGCCTGAAAAGGTAGACATGCGTACAGTAGGGCATGAGTTCATGCATTGTTTACAAGGCTCATGGCATCAATGATACATCCGTGGACCCGCAAAAGATTTAGAGATGCACGCCAAGCCGGCAGTCTGTATCGACATCGTGCAAAAATGCGATTGATTCGTTGGACTGGGTGGGTTGTGGGTTTTGTTATAGGCACATGATATGAGCATAGAAGAATACACTGAAACATTAGAAGAGCAAGTGCCGAGTTGGGTTGTCAGCGCCTTTGGATCTTGGCCTGTAGAAACACGTCTGTACATGTATCTGCATCACTTGCAGTTGGCTCGTATGGATGAATTTGTTGCGTTATTGAAAGATCGATAGTATGTGGATCTTGTTGGTTATAACCGTGATCAATGGTGGTGAGTCGCCTTCGAAGTTTCAAACTGCCAAGTACACCACACAGACACAATGTCAGCAAGCTCAACGTCGAGCAGAACGCAATCCAGCATCGTTTGGATATTGCACTTATAAATTCAAAAACTCACAAAGGTTGATGGTATGACCGTTTCGGTAACACGAACAGTTGAGGTGCTGAATCATCACGGTGAGATGCAGACATTGCAAATACCTGCCGAACGTGCGTTGACAGTGTATGTGGATAAAAAAGAAATTGTCACGCTAATGACCTTGGGAGCCTATCCCGAATGGTTGGTATTGGGATATTTACTCAATCAACGACTAATTGCTTCGGCAGCAGAAATAGACTCAATAACAGTAGATTGGGAAGTTAGCGCGGCAGCGGTAAAAACATTCAATGGAATTGTTGATCTAAAGAAAAAAACTTCCAAGCATATAGTCACTACCGGCTGCGGACAAGGTAGTATGTTTGGAGATTTGATGGATAATATCAGTGATATACAACTGCCTCCGGCTTCTATTACGCAAGAGCAATTGTACGCTATTGTAAATACCATACGCACAAATGACAGCATTTATAAAACTGCTGGATCGGTGCATGGATGTGCATTGTTTCAAGGTGAAAACATGTTGGTGTTTATCGAAGATGTGGGACGACACAATGCATTAGATGCTATTGCTGGGTGGCTGGCATCACAACCCCGAGACAGTGTGACAACCAATGATCGAGTATTTTATACCACTGGAAGACTAACCAGCGAGATGATTATCAAATCTGCACAAATGGGAGTACCTATTGTTATATCACGTAGTGGTATTACTGAAATGGGGTATGAAATTGCAAAAAAACTAAATCTATGCGCCATAGGAAGAGCAACCAATAGACGCTTTTTTTGTTTTACTGCACCTGAGAGATTTTTATATGGAGTTGAAGAATGAACGAACGAATTAAAAAGATTGATCGCACAGGCGACGTCATGGTGGCTGTGTTTCACAAACTGGCCTTGTTTGGCATTGGTGCGGCCACAGTATGGGCGGCCGGCTGGACCTTTGTGGAACTGTTTCAACAGCATCATGCCAGTGTGAGTGATCTACTGCTGATGTTTATCTATGTAGAAATTGGTGCTATGGTGGGTATCTATTTCAAAACCAATCACATGCCAGTGCGTTTCCTGCTGTATATTGCTATCACAGCATTGACCAGGCACACCGTGGATATCATGAGCCACTTGCCTATCAATATAAATGAAATGTTGGCTGTGGCTGGTTGTACGTTTGTAACGGCTGCAAGCGTGTTGATTGTGAGATACACCAGTGCCAGATTTCCCAGCAATCAAAAGGATGACGCAGAATGAACGAACAAATTCAAAAACTTGCGGACTATTTGTTTGCTGACGCTTGGACAAAATGCTTTGAATCCTATGAATACATGGCCCGGCAATTAGGAGCTAAAGAATGAACGAACGATTTAAGCAACTTGCTGAACAGGCTGGAATTGAATTTACATATGACCCAACTGAGACTCCTATGCGAGCTTTTGTGGAATGTTGGGAAGATGAGATGGCAAAGTTCGCCGAGTTGATTGTTCAAGAATGTTTAAACCAATGCTATAATCGTGGTATGGATGATGAACTGTATGCCGGGCAACTAAAGGCCGCGACATATATTGAAGAATATTTTGGAGTTGAAGAATGAGTAACGAAGTCACTATTGAAATGCTTGACCGAAAGATTGCATGGTGTGAGCAAAACATATTTTGGGGTAAAGGTTCTGCCATACATCGTATGCAAGATTTCTATTATGAAAAGACTAGGTCTAGTGTAAAAGAAGATTGGTCTGAAAGTTTTAATGGACCCGATCTTGCCAAAGTATTGAATGTGGAACGTGTGAGTTATAGAATCTACTATAGCAAAGATAATCTTACTTTGCGACTGTTTATATACCGCCCTCGCTGTACTCATGCTGAAGAAAAAAAGATGTTAGATTTGGGATTTGTTTTTGCTAAAGACGGTGATACAGAAAACATCCCTGATCAACCAGTAGAGGAAGTTGGACTATGAACGACCGAATCGAACATTGCTTGTATCAAGCAGGACTAACAGCAAGTGGATGCTGGGATGAGTTAGGTACTTACGAACAAGAAGCCATTGAACGGTTTGCTGAGTTGATTGTGCGTGAGGCGGGAGAAGCATTTTGGTCAGAAGCCTGTCATGTGAGTGATTTGGCCTACGAAGAATACTATCGCAATAGCAAGAAGATTCGACAACATTTTGAGGTTGAACTATGAAAACTCCAATACAACAACTTGAACCCCAATGCTGGGAAATGACTGAATTTGGTCTCAGATTTGATTACGAAAAATACGCCAAGTTGATTGTGAAAGAATGTGCTACTCAGTTCTATCTACATGGCAGCAAACTCGAAGCACGTAAGGTAGTATTAAAACATTTCGGAGTTGAAGAATGAACTTTTTCTGGGGATTCCTGTTGGGGTACATAGTGGGTGTGTTGTACATGTGCCATCGTTCTAATATAGATGCTAGGGTAGATAGAGAATGAAATACATTACCAATAAGTACGAAACTGTGTTCTTGCCCTGGGAACCGGGCTTGATAGAATGGTTGCATGAACACTATCCGCGTAGTAAATACGTTGTAGTGGAGGCACAATGAACGTTGATCAAGTGAGAGTACATGCAACTGAAGTTCACAGACTTCAAGAAACCCAGCGGCAAGATAAGCAGCATCTTGATCGAGTACAGGATGCTGCAAAAATAAAACAACGTCACGAAATTGATGAAGCAGCACGAGTAGAAATGAATCGTCGTATGAATCGACCAGGCCAGAACGTGGATCGTATGGCATGAATAAGAATTTGGGCTGGTAGCTTAGAGTCCTAAAGCAGTGGCCTCATAAGCCATTGATCGTGGGTTAGAATCCCACCCGGCCTACCAAATATTATGAACAAAAACACAGTTGATTACGACCTAGAGCAAGACATACGAACATGTGCGTGGATGATGCAAAAGGTTCGAGATCGCGAGAACTACGCACAGAATCTCTACGCGGCCATGTGCAACAATGTGTTTCAACGAAACGAAGTATGGCCCCGACTCAAAGACGAATACTGGTCATGTTCATGGCGCAGTGCTGGCGGCCTGATTGCCCGATTGCGTAATTCGGGTGATTACATGAACTGGTACTGCTCAGGCATAGGCGGCGGGCTAGGTAATGGTGATGAAACCGGCATCAAAGGCTATGTGCCCGAAAGTGAAGTCACAGATGAAATCCGGCAAGACCTTTTTGCCATTGGATGGACGGTGGAACCCTATCCTGATCACCCCGATCAATGATAAATACAAAAAGGAGTCAATTATGACAATAACAACACAAATGGTTTGGACTATGACGGCTGATCTGACGAAATGGACCCAGGGCACGTCGGGCCCAGGGACGAGGCCATGGCATGAAAGTATGTTGGAAGCTGTTCAAATACAAATAGATGCAATGGTAGCAGCAGGGCAAACTGATGGCATTAAAGTAATTACTGAGAATTCTCCAGTTCTCGGTCAATTAACCGCTGTCCGCACCTGGATAGATATGCCTGCTGCTGAAGAATGGATAGCTTTTGCAATCCAGTACGAGCCAATTTCCGCCACCATCATCATCATCTAATCCCATTAGGTATATCGCGGAACCTTATCCTGACAATTAAAAAATTCAAATTGCAAAAACTTATTACAAGGAAGAATATCAAGAGATGGCTGTGTAGCGTGTAAATACGGGTACAATGCCCGCTTTGGACACACCACGACCCCTAATCGCCCTGTTCTCACATCATCCTGAATGCAGCAATCAATGCTGTGAAGGAATTGAGCGAGCGCTAGGCGCCCACTATCGCATACAGAGATTTGATGAAAATAATCTCAACTCAGAGCTATTAGCTCAAGCAGACATGGTGGCATTTCCGGGCGGGATTGGAGATGCTGATAGCTACTACGATTTCTTTTTGCGTAAACGGGCCAACATGATAGCCGATTACGTACAAAGTGGCGGCAGATATCTAGGCATTTGCATGGGAGCATATTGGGCTGGACATTGGTTTTTTGACCTATTGCAGGATGTAAAATGCGAGCAATACATCAAACGTCCTGGTGCAGATGTACGTAAGAGTTACGGCACAGTCACTGAAGTAGATTGGCAAGGGCAAAAGCACCACATGTTCTTCTGGGATGGTTGTGCCCTGATTGGGGATGAATCCAAGTTTGATGTGATTGCTCGTTACCAAAATGGAGACCCGATGGCCATACAACAAGGGCGTGTTGGCATCATTGGATGCCACCCAGAAAGTACAGAAATCTGGTTTGAAAAGCCCAGACAGTACATTGCACAGCACTGGCATCAGGGTGTGCATCATGAACTGCTGTTGCAATTTGTCAACGAGCTTATGAAAAAGTAGGTTGACTCGAAACGGCTCTATGCTATATAATAGGGCTATGTTTAAAATCTACTACACAGATCCAGTGAGCGATGTGAGCCACTCACACAATGTTCCTACACTAAGCGAGGCCTTGCGATATACAGAAGGATGGCGGCGGATAGGCATGACTTTTGTGACCATGGTCAGTGAACACCCTGATTCTGTGGGCCGGCCTGGCGTGGACAGTGTGGTGGATGGCAAGACTCCTGATGGAGTAGCATACACATGGAACAAAGAATCACGAATTGGGCGAACAAGGAAATAAAATGCCAAAATGTTATCAACTGGTTGGAGTTCCTGGTTCGGGCAAAAGCACTTGGCATTCTGAACAAGAATGGATGCAGGGCTGTGCCTACATCTCTACAGATCGATACGTTGAAGAATTTGCCAAGAATGCAGGCAAAACCTACAGCGAAGTGTTCAAAGAAGTCATGCCCGAGTGCGTGGAATACATGACTGGTGATGTTGTTCATGCTCGTGAAGCAGGACAAAATATTGTGTGGGATCAGACCAGCACTACTGTTAAAAGTCGTGCTCGTAAGTTTGCCATGTTGCCCGACTATGAGCATATTGCTGTGGTGTTTGCTACTCCTGAGCCTGCTGATCTAGTGATGAGATTAGATAGCCGATACGATTCGGGAAAAATTATTCCTGATCAAGTGGTACAGGATATGATCAACAATTGGGAAGAACCCACATTGGAAGAAGGTTTTACAGAAATTTGGAGAGTATAATGCCATCAGTATTTTTAGTATCAGACACACATTTTGGACATAAAGGGGTATGTCACTTCACTTTAAGTGATGGTGTGACCAAGTTGCGTCCGTGGGACACGCCCGAAGAAATGGACGAGGCCATGGTTAAAGCATGGAACGAGCGTGTGGGTCCAAAAGACAAAGTGTATCACTTGGGCGATGTGGTGATCAACCGTAAATCATTGGCAACGATGTCGCGCCTCAACGGCGATAAAGTGTTGATCCGCGGCAACCATGACATCTTTCCAGATGACGAGTATCGCAAGTATTTCCGCGAGTTGCGGGCATACCATGTGATGAACGGCATGATCTTGAGTCACATCCCCATCCACGAGGAATCGTTGGGGCGCTTTGGTGTGAACATTCACGGACATCTGCATGCCAACAGAGTGATGAAGGCAGGTCCTGCTGCTGGCGAGTTTGTGAACAAGGTTGTTGATCCACGGTATCATTGCGTATGTGTAGAGCATACAGACTTTGCCCCTATCTTGTTCGAGGATGTGCAAAAACGCATTGTGGCTGAGGGTGGAACCATTGGTTTCCGCAATGGCAACGGACCTGTAATGTAACTTTTTTTGCCAAAAGGCATATATAAAGCAACAATACAGGTTGACAAGATATAAATAAACATATACAATACATGCTATGAGACACTCGATACATCATTTATCCCTCAAATCACTGACACCAAGTCAGGGCACCTGCCCCGCCTTGTGGTTTGCGATTGAGATGAATTATGATCGTGGGGCCTGGGTCCAAGGAGACCGAGTATAACAAAATAGCATACTCAAATTCCAAGGACCCCAGGACTAAACACCCTGGGGTTTGTCTTTTACAGTGTGGAGCAACGAGGGCTCACCCCGCACTTAAAACATGGGGAAACGGGCGGCCTGTGGGATGAAACTCCTTTTGTGGAGCGAAAGATCACAGAGTATTAAAGCATTCTCTTACCTAACGGAACAAGTGGGCTCATGCTCATGTAGAGTGCTTTAATACACACATTGGAAACAGTGTGTTAAATGCCCCGGTGGACAAATCTGGCAAAGTCGCTTCTCTCAAAAGGAAGAGTTCTGCGAGTTCGACTCTCGCCCGGGGTACCAAATTTATGCCAAGATAGCTCATCAGGTAGAGCACCGGTCTGAAGAACCGGGTGTGGTTGGTTCGAGTCCGACTCTTGGTACCATGTTTATTGGGGCATTGTGTAATGGTAGCACAACGGGCTTTGAACTCGTTAGCCTAGGTTCGATCCCTAGTGTCCCTGCCAAATAACCCGCCAAACTGAGCGGGTATTAAAACACCAGTTGACCAGTATCGCACTTGGTGTTATACTAGAGATTAGTTAGAAAGCAGCAAGATTTGCAAAGTCCTTTCAAATTGTAGGGCTTTACAAAACCGGTTGACCAGTATCGCACTTGGTGTTATACTAGAGACTAGTTAGAAAGCAGCACAGTGCATCGACACAGTGCAGCAAGTTCGTTAAAAATTTGATTTTGTATAGTGTACTCAGATCGAGTTCTGAGCACTATATGTAAACACAATTATACAGGTTACCTACATCGTTAGGTGAGTGATAGGATTATGGGTTTGAGCCCCGCCGTGGCTGGCTACTCCTCCACTTACAAGATGCTGAATCAGTGGCTTAGGCCATGAAGATGAGGAAGACGAAACAGGTAGGCAGTAATGACGGCGATTGGTCTAATCATAGCTAGATTAGATTTTATCAGCAAAGTTCCTGAATAAGTGTGTTTTCATATAGTGAATCATGGAGCATTCGTCTATCGGTTAGGACAGTGGGTTTTCAGTCCACTAAGAGCGGTTCGACTCCGCTATGCTCTACCAA